CACTCATTTGTGTCTCCTATTGTTATGTTAATGAGACCAACTGTTTAGTTAGCTAGAAGTGGCACTTTATATGCGGCAGTGCATAGAATAGGGTAAAACTCAGATACAGAAGAAGACGGACTTCTTAACCAAGTTTAAATCCAATAATCCTTTTTCTGGCATTTCTGGGAACTTCTTCAGGTTCTTATCTGAAAGCATAAGTTTCATTTCATCAGCAAAATTCTTTAAAACATCTTGCTTATAAATTTCACAGAAAGCATCTCTAATCGCTATAGACATAGTATTAGTATCAGGAACAACACAACCGAAGCTGTCATGTATCATACTAAAGTTATCAACCCCTGCTTCTTTAGCTTTAACGACAGCTAATTGTAAAACAGAAGCATCTAATGAATGAATAAAATTAGGACATACACTTTGTGCAGTTTTTCTTTTATCAATTTCATCTGTTTCAGAAGCAATAGATAATTTAACTATGCTATCTCCCATTTTAGTTTTAACTCTTTTACTTTCCTTTTTGTAACACATCATTTGAACTGGAAATCCTAATGGTGTTGTCCAACATACTGGTAAGTTTTCTGATGCCACTAATCTAGCAATGGCTTTAAGAAACATCATTATTCCTCTAGCACCAACAACAACATCATTAATACTTTCCCAAACAATAGGTGTTAAATAAGAAGTTGCTTTAAACAAATCTTCTCCAAACTCATGTTTAGTGCCACGTTCATTTAACTCCTTAACAACATGGTCTTCTAGATATTGTCTGCATGAATACCTAGTTAATGAATAAGGTAAGCACATCACTGGTTTTTTACAGATTTTTCTATTTATTCCATAAGCTGTCCATTTCTTAGCAAACTCATTAGCTTTAGTTTTAAGTTTTTCAATAACTTTAATTGCTACTAAATTATAGACATCACTAGGTTTCTTACTTGGTAATAGATTAGTAGCTTGACCACCTACTTCATCTCTCATCATAGCTGAGTAATGTTGTAGACCAGAATTACTACAGTCTGCCTGAATAGGTAGTGTAGTTATAAATGAACTATCAAACTCTGTATCACTGTACGCTTTCATCTCATAACAAAAAGCAAGAAAGCAAAAAGGTTTATCCGCATCTGCCCACTTAGTATATTCTAATGGGTTAGTTGCACATTGAATAATTTTTTCCATATTATCTTTTATCCATTGTACTCTTATTGGTAATTCTTCTTTATCAACTTCTCCAAATAATCCTGCACCTGCTATTGCAAGTGTATCAAAATTATCTCCAATTCTTTTTCCGAATTTAAAAGTTAATAAAGCTCTAGAATAATCTGCAGACTGTGGACTTAACATTGCAGGTTTAGGATATACCCTTGAACGAAAGTCTAATTGATATGGATAAAAGAAACCACCTTTATCCAAAAGCATTTTAGCTTCTTCCATGATTTGTCTTACCTGAATAAACTTAGAGTTTTGTTTTGCTCTATTTGAATATACTTTAGATGCTTCTCTTTTCCATTTAACTAATGCTTCAGGATTAGTAGAAATATCTACAGGCTTAACTGGAAGTTCTAATGTATCTGGATTAACTGGTAGCTTCCCTAATGGGAAATCATTATCCATACATTCTTTAATAACCTCATATACAGGTTTATTAATTACCCATTCCGTATGTTGCATGGTGTTTACTGCTTGGTAAACAACAGGCATCTCATGAGCCATATTTTTTAGTTCTTCTAAGTATCTTCTGTTAGTTGCCTTGACGAAATTGTAGTGCATTATTTTTTCTCCTTATTGATTGATTGACTTATGTCTTTTGCTGATTGCTGTTTGTAATTATGCTTTTTGCCATAATATCCACCTACAAATGGGTTCTCCCAATCTCTTGGTGGCATTAACATTGGTAGGTATTTAGGAAACAAGGCTTCGTTCTTAATATTAAAGTTTCTTATTTCAGTTATGATTTTAGGTGTAGCTTCCACATAACAAACAGTTTTGGTTCTTCTAGTTTTTCTATTTTGATGCTTAACTAATCCTAACGCTTCGCAATAAGAAACAATCTTAACACCTAGATGCAGTTGATTTTCCTTACTCCAATCATCAAACTGTAGCTTGTGCTTATTCATACAGTAAGTCCAAACTTTACGTTTATAAAGATACCTGTTAGCGTTCTGTGGTATATTCTTACCAGTCAGTCTTTTAGCTATTTGATTGTACTTATCTTTTTCCTCATCTTTAAAGATGGTTATTTTAGCTTCTAACATTAGAGCTGTGCCTAATTTAATAGCTAACTTATTCAGAGTTGTTTCAGCAGAGATACCATCTATCACATTCTTCAATCCAATAAGACTTACTGTGTCCCAGACATTAGGATTGTTCGTTATGAACTCCTCGTTAATAAATGCTGATTTTGGTAGACATTGGCACAATAGCTTTAAAGCTGTTTGCCTATTACCTGCTTGTCCTGAAGTCATTGATTTAACCTCAGAATTAATCATCTGAGATAAAGCAGTGATATATTTTTGCTGAAGAACTATGCCATAAATGGTTGTGCTTTCTTGACCACCTATAATAGCTTCAGTGATTAGTTTCTGGTATCTTGTAATACCACCTCTAATCATAGCTTCTTCAAAAGCTATTTCTTCTGCTATCTTTTTTACATAGTCATCTGAGTTTTGGTTCTTAAATTTACCACCTACGCCAACCTTAATTAATTCGTCAAGCTGTTGTTGTAGTAAAGTTTTTGGTTCTATTGGTATTACGTTGTCTGTACTCATAGTGTTCTCCTCGATATTCACTACTGCATCTGTTGCATTATTCAAAATGTAACACCCTGCTAGTTTAGTTGCATGGTGTTGCAAGACGTATGCAGTGCCGAATATACTTAATGTTAATTAAAACACGTTGTTATTGCTGTATTATATGAAGTAGTGAATATAGTGGTAGGGGTGCAGGCGTTCCTAAGACTTACGCTTCTCAAATTGTCCTTAGTATCTGCACCCTTTATTTTTATATTCACGCAACTAATGCAACAAGTGCAACTACGTGTGCAACTTCCAATCCCATGAAGTTTGCTTGATGGATAACAATTTTTCCAGTTGTTACTTCTGTTGGTAGGGGACACGAGATTTGAACTCGCATGTCCGAAGACATGGCATCCTAAGTGCCACGCGTATACCAATTCCGCCAATCCCCCAACTATATTTGTTTTTGAGTAATTAGCAGTGTTCATTTATTTTATCAACCCTTTAGAGTTATGTCCTATTAAAGAGTTTTCTTTTTCTTCATTCCCATTAAGATTTGCAATAGCATCAACCTGCATCTCATTATTTGAGTGCGTGTAATACTTTTGTGCAGTCTCAACAGTTACTCCACCTAATTCTGCTATCACTGCAGGTAAGTTTTTGTTCTTAGCTAACTTAGTCATAAACGTATGCCTTGTGATATAAGGCGTAAAGAGTTTAAGTCCTGACAATTCTCTTAACTTATCAAACATAGTTCTTATTTGACGAGTAGTGAAATGTCCGAACACTCTTTTATCTTCTCTTAGGTTTGCTCTATCCTTTAGATTAAAAGCAACTTCTTTTGCTCTTGGTGTTAAAGGAATTGTAGAGGTGCTATTTGTTTTAGGTCTTTTGAAATGCACATGATTTCTTTTAAAATCCACATCATCTATAGTGAGCTTTAAAAATTCAGTGCTATGTCGCATACCTGTATCGACTAACCAAATCAAAGCATTTGCAAATTCATGATAACCATTATCTTTACAAATATCTTTAATCATTCTTTCTTCTTCAGAGGTCATAGCCATTTTACTTTTAATGGTTGTGACTTTTAGATTTTCCCACCCCATGTGAGTTAATCTAATATCAGGATTAAGAAGTTTGCTCTGGTCTAACAAGCCATGAGCTATTCCATAACGAAATATATCTCTTAATAATCCTAATCGTTTGTTTATTGTACGATTTGATACATGACCCATGTGATTAGAAAGTCTTTCAACTATCATTTTTTTCATGAGTTTTACAAACCCATTATAATATTCGTGGGTCTGCATATCATCTAATCGTATATCACTAGGAAAATAATTAAATATATCTTTTGCATAAATTTTTATATTTTCATCATTCCCAGTTTCTACATGTTTCCATCTCTCAGCAAACAAAGCGTCATACACAATTTTAAGTGTGCCAACAGCTCTAATTTTTTTGAGGTCAGGTTGCGTTACTGTACCATTTGATAACAAAGCAATAGCTAAAAGTTTTTCTTTTTTAGCTTCTTCTAATGCTTCATTAAAGGTTTTGCTTCTTTGTGCAGGCGAAGCATTTGGTGTGTAATGTATCTTAACAGTTCGAAAGTCTTTTAACTTATCTTTCTTGCCATTGACTAATACATTTTTTCTTGTTTGTATTCTAAAGGAAGTCTTAGTTCTATTCATTGTAATTCCTTTAGGTAGTAGTAGTTGAGTATCCATAATTATTTATCTCCTTTCATTATTGTTACCCATTTTTTGATGGCATGAACTTAACAACATTTCTTATATTTCCTTTTTGGTCTATTTCTTTTGCTATAGAAGTTGACCCTACTAAGTGTTGTTGGAACTTCTTGCCAAGTGGTGTTAAACTTACCCATTTATTTCTAGCGTCTACAGGATTTTCTTTATCTGTAATTAAACCCAACTCGATTTTTAGGTAGCTTAATGCTCTACTTAGAGATGGTTGGGAAATATTTCTCCCAAAGATTTCTCTATAATAGAGACTAATGTGATGTTGCTCCAATTTATCTTCAGGTAGCACAAGCACAATCTTAAAAACAGTAACATAATTAAATGGAACTCCATTGCCATGTAACTGTTTCCTTTTTTGATGTTCAATGAGAGATATTCTATCTAAGAATAATCTATCAAAATGTAAGTTATGAATTATCTTTTCTAAACTTAACGCCATCAGATTTCTCCTTTCTATGTTTAACTAAATTAAACACAGAAGCGTTGTGATGGTCAGTCTTTGTCATGTGATATAATGATTTAATTATTTCACGTTGAGGTTCATATCCGAATAAAGGAATAAGATTTGTTTTTTCTAGAGGTTTACTAAACGAATACTCTATTTTAACTTGTCCTACCTTAAGAGATATAGACCTTTCAAAGTTATCTTCACATACTAGCTTTTGAAAATAAGGTACTTTAAGTGCCTTACTATCAACTGGATATTGAGTTTCTAACTTACTAATAAAATAATCAAAATTATTTTTACTGCTAAAGCTACGCCCCCAAAGCCACACTTTACATATGATGTGTGCTAGATACCAATTTATCTGTGTTGTTATTTTAGTCATATTATATTTATTGTTAAGTCCCATTTATATCATTTTCCTTTATATGAACAAGTATAATCAACAGTGATTTTAATATATCTTCGAAAAAATAGATAAAGTGATATGTTAGTGTTTACCTGCGTATTGTTACTATTTAAGTCTAATCTTAAAAGATTTGCCATAAAAACTAAATTATATCTTCGTTAGTTTCTATTTGCACAACTTCAGCTTTAAACGGTGCTTCTATATAAGACAAAAAACT